AATCCAGCGACTCACAACGACGTGAAGAGACCGGCCACAAGTGCTTCAGAGATAAAGACCTCTAATTTCGCGCCCTTTTAATAAATTAAATAAATTCGACTAATTTAGAAATGACAAGGTCAAAGATTGAGTTGGCCACTATACTCGCTGGGCTCAGGGGCAAAGGTGATGATCCCGCGCAGCTCGCCCGTGAAATGTCTGTAATGAAGCTGTTTGCCGAGATTCAGAAGATGGAGGACGAGGTTCCCAAGGCGCCCGAGGTTCCCAAGGCGCCCGAGGTTCCCAAGGCCAAGAAGAAGCACGTGCTGTCATGGCTCCTTGATTCAGATGAAGACTAACTTTAAGAATATGAGTATATTTAAATAAATGACAATAGACCGATGGAGAATACCAAAAGGTGCGGGAACACACGTCCTCATGAATGGGGGCGTCCTTCTCGTGCCGGACTCTGAAATTAACGAGTTCCATCGAGTCTATTTAGAAACTATCAATTCTGGAACAAAATTGTATGTCGTCGAGCAAAAGACCGAACGGTTTAATTTTTTCGTTGACCTTGACTACAAGGCTACGGAAAAACTGAGTGACGGAGACCTTTATCAATTTTGTGACATAATTCATTCGGCCATAGGAGTCGATCGAAAGTTTTACGTGGCCCGAGCCCAGCCCAGACCCCTCAAGGATGGCCTGATCAAGTCCGGAGTCCACATTCATTGGCCCGGATTAGTTGTGACCAAGACCAAGGCTCTTCAATTAAGAACTAAAATTATAGAAGAACTCGGTGAAGGTCCGTGGGAGCAAATCATAGACGCGTCGGTCTATGGCGGTTCGGGACTTCGTATGCTCTGGTCACACAAGAAACCTTCGGGAGATCCTTATATACCCAAAGATTTACCAAAGACCGTAGAGACACTAAACCTCATGTCGATCAGGGTGACTGGAGAGGATGCTCAAGAAAGCAAGGATCTTATAGAGGTCGATGGGTTGGCCGATTTTATTCGACGCTCAATCAAGGGCCAAGAACACATCAGGGTCGTAAAGGTCCGAAGACACGAGCACGATGGCTGGTTTCTACAGACTGATTCGACGTATTGTGACAATATAGGTCGACCACACAAGTCTAATCATATATGGTTCAATATACGAGCCGGTCGAATTTCACAAAGATGCTTTGATGAAGAATGCAAAGAATTCAAAGGGGCCGAACACATTTTGCCGCCATCTATAGTGGATAAATTAGTAGATGTGGCCGTTGTCGGAAGTCCTTCGACATCTGTTTTCAAAGAATTTTTTTCGGGACCGCCCCCTCCTGCCCGTCCCACATTTGGAGCAGGTCCCGCGGCGTTTAGAACGGTGGGTTTCTAAACTTACTTAAACGTAAAATGTATTTATTAATAAGAAATGTCGACAACCCGATACGGACGCGTGTCCAAGCCGCCCGAGCGTTACGAGCCTCAAGAGCAGGTCGAGGATGATTATGCCGAGGATGATTATGACACAGAGGAGTCTGAAATTGAAAGCGACTTTGATGACGACGAGGACGAGTCAGAACTCGATTCTGAAGATGACGCCGACGAAGATGGAAATTTAGATGGATTTGTTGTTCCAGATAAAAGCGAGAGTGATGTATCAGACAGTGATGGAGAGACCACCGTTTCTGTCGAACAGCGAGCCGCCACCGTTCCTCTCGCAAGGAGAGCCGCCATCAAAAAGCGACCCCTCAGAAAAGAGACCCGCGGTAACGTGGACTGATATCGAGCCCGAGATCGCGCCCGAGCCTGTTCGCGAAGTGTGGACACCGGAGCCTCCGCGTTATCGCGATGAGCCACCTCCCTGGGAGGCCCAGACGCAGACTCTTCTCCCGGCTCCCTTCAATAACCCCATTGCTCTTTTGCTCCTCGGTGTCGTCATTGGAGTTATCATAATGAATATGCGCCCTATTATTGTCAATCCGGCCCTTAAGTAAATTCAGCCGGACTCAAATTTGATAAAACATCGGACTTTCCTTGAAAGTCGCCAATTGACCCAGAAGGGTCTTTATATATGTCTTCTTGGACAAACCCTATCCAGGGATTTGCCCTAATTAACGGATCTTGAAAAATATCGGACTGATATTTTTCAGAATTCTTCGCCTTGACCAATACTACAAGAAGTAGTATCAGTGCAAGGACCAGTGCTATAAACATTATTATTTATACATATTTTAAGTTGCCGCCTTGCGCTCCTCGATCACCTTTGCGACCCGCTCATCCGCAATCTTCACGAGCTCGGACATCTCCTTGTCCGGAAACTCCTTCGTCAGATCATCGAGAAGCTCGGCCGGGTGGGGAATGGGCGGAACGTCTGGCTTCGTGTAATATTTGGAATTCTCATCGGCCGGATCAATATACGGAAACTCGCCCTCGGCCGGCTTGGCCATCATATCGCGCTTGCGCTTCTCGAACATTGCAGCGGCCTGCGTCTGATTCTCCTTATACTTTGTCATAATCTCCTCGAGCTTCTCGTTCTGATAATGGACATCATCAATCTGGGTGCGGTCCGGTGGAATCAGAAGCCATTTATACATATCTACCACGTAGATATCTACGAGGGCATCCTCCCTCTGAAGGCGCTTGGCGTGATTCGCAGCCTCGTCACGCGTTGGAAAAGCTCCACGAATTTTCAAACCGAGCTTTTCATTCTTCTGCGGAAGATCCGGTCCAACAAAGGATACACACGCAAAAAGCTGTCCTGGGACGGTCAGATAATCTTGCTCAAGAGAACCCATATAAAAGAAAGAAGCTCGTATCTTTTAAGTGATGGATCAAATAAGAAAATTGCACAATTCGTGTAAAAAGGAACTGATAAATGCCAATGTTAGTCCTGGGTCTCGCGTTTTGGATTGTGGCTGTGGGCGCGGGGGGGACTGGTGGAAATGGAAGGCGGTCGGGGCGCACGTGTTCGCTATAGATCCCGACGCCGAATCAATCGCCGAGGCTGAGATTCGGGCCCGTGAAGCTAATTTGCCAGTGTTTTTCCTTGGTTTGGGTGACATACGACAGGCGGCTTTTGCAGGCCCCTTTGATGTGGTTTGCTACAACTTTTCACTTCATTATATAGTGAATTCTTGGGAAGACTCCATCAAGGGAATAGGCTGCGCCGTCAGGCCCGGGGGGCTCTTGATCGGCGTCGTCCCTGACAAGAACCGGGCCATATCAATGGCCGACGAATTCGGAGAATTTTTTGATCGCCTAGGGAACAATTTCAAGATTTGGAGAGGCGGTCGCCGGCTTCTCATAGGCCTGGCCGACGGCCCCTTCTATGCAGAAGGACCAAAGGATGAACCGCTCCTGGATCCCGAAACTCTCATCGAGTCTCTGAAGGGTGTCGGCATAGAACTGGTCTCATGGGAACCAATGATACCCGAGCCCAATGGACTCATTTCAGATTTATATTCAAAATTCGTTTTTAAAAAATTGTGAATGAGTAAGGGATGATAGTTTATTGTCTAATTTTAGTTTTAATTTTAATTTTAATAACTCAAAGAGAACCAAAAGTATTCGTCCAACTCAAAGAGCGCTATGCACAGATACTCTCCGTTCTTCAGAAGACTGGCGATCCGACCTGGACGCCCGTTTTGACCCCTTCTATTTTGACAGGGATGCGAGGCTGGAGCAGGGCACAGGGAGCCATAGGTTCCAACGTGAATAAAGGGTATGAAATTTACATCTGTCTTGATGGAGACGATGTAAATTCGGCCACATATGTGCTCATGCATGAAATGGCTCACATGTCAGTTCCAGAATATAGTCACTCTGACCACTTCTGGGATAATTTTAAAAAACTAAAGAAGATTTGTATAGATGCGGGTCTCTATGAACCGACCGGAACCAGAGGTTACTGCGGAGATACCCTAATTGATTAGGTATTTCTGAGCAAAATAGAAAATAATGGCAACCACAAGTGCCGTCACGACGAGTCCCGTCATGGAACGGTCACCAGACTCCCCCAAAAACTTGGGAACGAAAGAACTCAGCTTGTCCTGGACCGGCTCGGAAAAGGCGACGACCGCCGCCACACCCGCTATGAGCGCCTGAAACTGTTCGTTCGTAAGACCAAGGGGATTTCCACTCTTCGTTCTGTTAGACCCACCAGGGTGAACCGCCCCGCCCTGCTGAGGCTCTTCGATAATTTCTTCAATCGGTGTCGAAAAGTCAGCCATTTGAAATTGGTCAACCTTTTTTTCTGGCTCTTTTTCCTCATGAATTGCGTTTATTAACGTGCTTCCTTCAGTCATATCATAAGTATCCATATGTAATTTTAAACTAAAATAGAAAAAATATTAAGGCGCGGGCTTTTTGACAACCGTTACGACGCCCCCTTTGCGCCTCACGGTTGGCTCCAAAGGACCGCGGGGTGGGGCCCTGGGATTGTAGTGCTGCTGATGGCACCTCCAAAAAGCCTCGTTACCGACCCTAAAATTCTTGCGAATAGGAGATTTATACCAAAATACACAGTCCGTAATTTTATTTGATTTGGAAGTATTGTCCAGGACGAGGCACTCGTAGTTTTCTGTGCAAGCATCCATAACCTGTGAAAATTGATCAAAATTTGGAAACACTCCGAAAAATGCTTTATACAGATTTTCACGATTCTGACGCACGTTGTCTCTTAGGGCAAACACGTAATCGACATTTGTCCTAATCATAGGGGTCATATCCATACAATACTGTGTGGTCATCATAAAGAAAATCTTCCAGTGTCGGCCATTCATAAAGAGTTGGCGAATGCAAATATCTCTCATAAAAGATTTATCATACATGCAGTCGTCCATAAGAATAAAGACCGGCTGGCACCGACCGAGCGCCAAGAGTTTCTTTTGGCGCTCTATGAGCTTTTCGATCGCATCCTTGTTATAGTCTCCATAGACGAAGAGGTCCGGTATGAATTGTTTATAGTGCCCGTTTCCTTCTTCAGTCCCGGACATTGCTATACCGGCCGGCAAGTGCCTTTTGTTCCAGAGGATGTCCGTAACAAGGGTGCTTTTTCCGGTCCCTCTTTTACCTATAAAAACACACACCTTATCATCCCCCATTAATGCCGGATTGAACTTTCTCAATTGGAGAGCCATATCTCGGTCCTACAATTTAGTAACAAAATCGAGAGTCGCCTGAAACGCACGAAATAAGTTCTGAGACATTATCAGGAATGAGTTCAGGTTTTATAGAACTCGCGGCACGGGGTCAACAGGACGTGTTGCTCACAGGATCGCCCCAGATTACTTATTTTTCAGGGACGTATAAACGCCACACTCCATTTGTCCTAGAGGCTTTTGATAATCAATTTAACGGGACCAATATTCAGTGGGGCCAAACGGCCATATGCGAGATTCCGTCCCGTGGCGACCTTTTGAGGGCCCTGACCCTTCGGCTCAGCCTGCCAGGTCTTTGTGACCTAGGAACTTATTACGCATGGAGAACGCCCCCGAGCCCGTTGAACGCACCGGTCGTGTGGCTGGGACTCGCGAACGGAACCACCATAGGGCCGCTCATAGCACCATATTCATCAGTTTTTTATTATTCTACGGACCCTGGAAACTTGGCGTTGTGGGGCGCACCTTTCGCCCCATATTTAAGTTTTAATTCTGCAGTAAACAAATTTATATTTACAGGAGTCTCGAATGTAATTGTCCCACAGAATTCCAATACTATTTCGGCCGTGGGACCTCTTTTCTGGGGGTTCGATCCTAATAATTACGACAGTTCGACCACGAGCAATCTCGTTTATAACGCCGTATCGGGAACGGTAACCCCAGACTTTTCTATACCCTTGACTGGCTGGCTCCAGAGGACCGTATTGAACAACAACTATCCTAGCACTTTAGGGTTATATCTGTCACTCTCGGGCGCTCTGTTGTCTATAGGACCTTCCTTGCGGCAGCTCGCACTCTCGACATGGTCTATAAATAATTCTCAAAATCAATTTATTGTTTTAAATGGAAACTCTATAATATTCAATACAGATGGTCTCTACGAGGTCCGGGTGGGTTTTGCACTCGCTTCTGGTTCGGTCCAAACTTTTAGTTACGGTATAAATTCAAGCACAATTATAGGAACATATTCACCGTCCGTGTCGACCGACCCGACCGCATCAATCGTCCTTCCGATAAAAGGCGTCGCGGGAAATTCTTTGTCTTTTTTTATTTCAGGTTCTTCCGGTTCCATGTTGACTGATGCGTTTTTTGTGATAACTCCGGTCGATATATATTACGCATTTAATAGGACCGTGGCGGCAAATTCAGGGACTATACCTCTTTATGGAAATGTGGCCAACTTTACTTCGCCCGATATTATACTCAATTCTGATTCAACATTTACATTTTCATCGATCGGTCAGTATATAATTACCGGTTCGCTCTATTTGAGCCCGGGTGTATACGCAACTTCGGTGTCTATTATTGTTCAGGGTTCTGAAAATAATTTTGATATGTCAGCCATCGGACAGTCCCCGACATTCTGTTTCTCTATGCCGATCGCGGTCACATCAACATCCACGATATGTAGTCTCAAGCTATATGCATCCGGGTCTGGACGTATTTTACCAGGATCATTTTTTAATATTAAAAATATAACCCAAGGAATAACATTTAATGGAAGCGGACACGTCACAACTCCATTGAATTTATCAAGCCAATTCACATCTTCCAGTTCTCCATTAATAACAGTGAATGGAAATGGTTCAATGAGTTTCGTGGAAGCAGGTTCGTATATGTTTGTAGGTTCTTTCAATTCAAATCATCTTATAACTTCTGTTATAATAGAAAACCAACCAAAGACAATTGTGTTTAGACAAGATGTTAATTTACAACTTTCAAACACTTACACAATATCTTTTCCATTTTATATAGCCGACACGACTATTCAATACTATATATCTCTTTTGGGCGGTCTTACATCACTTTCGGGCCTGAGTGACATGATGATATACCCGATAGGAGTCTTCGCGCCCCCGACTCCTTTCACGAGCTACTCATACAATGATTCGGTCGGGACACTCGCCATAAAATCGGTCGATCTTCGTATCGGTGGACAGACCATCCAGACACTGACGGGTGAATATATAGAAATATGGAACGAGCTAAACGTCCCGCTGGAAAATCAACCGGGCCTCCAGGTTCTCATAGGGAAATACGACACATCATCCATAAGCGTTCCCGGAAGAACATATTATGTAAATTTACCCTTTTATTTTTTTGATAGACCGGAACTCTATCTTCCGCTCGTAGCCCTAGACCGCCAAAACGTAGAGGTCGCAGTAACTTTTGGCAATTTCTCAGACCTGACGAGTGTTCAAACTTTAGACACGACTTTCGGAGCTTCTGTGATCGCCGAGTATGTATACTTGGCCGACCCCGAGGTCAACTGGTTCAAAAATCACAGACTCGATTATGTCATCACTCAGTGTCAATACGATTCTTTCATTGTAGACTCCAACAATTTTGAATTAAAATTCAAAGGACCTGTCAAGGAATTATTTCTGATTCTTCAAAACTCGGGCCAGACTGGATATGATTATTCAAACAGTGGTCTCCAGAGTATCGGACTCACGTTTAACGGTCAGGATGCCGTCCTGGCCA